GCGCGGCCCGGTTCCTGGTAGACGGTCACCACCTCGAGCACGTACACCGGCGCCGCGGCGCGCGCGGAGAGGGCAGCGACGAACGGCGCGCGCCAGCTCATCCACGCACCGTGAAGCGGGCTGTGGGGCTCGCGCGTCCGCCCATGGGCAGCGCGCCGGAGAGCAGCTCGTCCATGCTCGCTCCGCCCGCAGCCCGCAGAGCGCCGGCGCCGCGGAGTCCGGGGGCCGCGTAGCTCCGGAGCGAGCCGACGGAGCCGGCGCCATACATGCGGTATCCGCCGGTCCGCACGCCCCACAGCGCGAGCACGTCGGCCGGCGAGTATTCAAGCGTCAGGTCAAGCGTAAAGTTTCTGCGATGATCGTGGTTTATCCACGTCCTGCTTACGAGGTCGCGAGGCAGGCGGAGCACCGGGTAAAAGTCTCGATGCCGCACAACCGCCGAGTCGGAGTAGGTATACCTCACTCCCGACGCAAGCGGCAGGTTTACCGGTGGCGACACCGTCAGAGTTCCGCACGTGCGAAGCTCGCGGATGTAGTCGGGAGAAGGCGTCTCGATCGCGATCTCGTCGCCCGCGACCGGCGCCGCGCTTGCAGACCACGAGGTAAACCCACTGCCGTTCGTGTAGAGCGTGACGTCTCCACGCGTCGGCGCGGAGGCAGTCACGCCGCACCACGCCTTTGCGTGGTCGCGCGCGAAGCCGACGGCGCCGCCGCGCTGTAGATGCGTCACGAGCGACTGTAGATCGCGCTCGACGGAGTCGGCGCCCCTCGTCCCGAACCGCTCCAAGACGATCCGCACGCGCATGCTCGCGCCGGAGAAGCTCCGGTACAACGTGCCGGAGCCGGTGTACGCGTCCTCCACGTCAGCGGCGTGTGTCTCCTGAAGGTCCGACAGCGCCTCCACGAGATCGATCGTCTCCAGCGAGCCGGCCGAGTCGGGGTAGTAGTAGAGGCGGGGCGACGCCATGCTATCCCCCTAACCGAACGCCGCGCTCCGCGGCGCGTCCGACCTCGCGCGCGAGGTCAGACGGCACGCCCCACAGGAGCCCCGGCCCAAGGTTGACGGTCACGCCGCCCGCTCCGCCGCCTGTCATCATGGCGGCGGTGCCGCTGCCCGTGCCCATGGCGCCGACGATGCGCTCTCCCTGGTGGACGAGCGCAAGCCCGGTTCGCGGCACGTAGTCGGTTCCGGAGGCAAACGTACCGGCGAACAGGTCACCGAAGAAGCTGCCGACGTCGGCCGCCGCTTGGCCCACGGAGCCAACGCCCGTCAGCTTTTCGAGGCTTTCGAGCATGCGTTGCAGCGATTCGTCCAGGGCGTTTCCGAGCCCCTGCGCGAATGCCTGGGCCGCGCTCACCCAGGTCTGAGGGTCGGCGAGCGCGGCGACGAGAGCGATCGCCACCTGGACCGCGAGCACCGCAGAGAGCGGAGTGAACAGCTCGATGAAGCTCACGGCGAGCTGGGGTAGCCCCTCGGCGATGCCCTCGATCATCGCGGGCACCGCCTCCACGAAGCCGAGCACAAACGACGGGATCGCCTGGAGCACGGCGGGGGCGAGCTCCCCGATCGCCTGCCCGACGAACAGGGCGACATCGCGGCCGCCTTTCGCGAGCCCGCTTGCCACGTCGCCGAGCAGGGAACGGAGGCTATCGAGCGTCCCGCCGAGGTCGGCCGCGGCTTGGACGGCCGCGATGATGCCCGCCGCGAGCGGTCCCCCGGCGGTGGCGATGGCGCCGAGCGGATCGCCGATAGCGCCGGCCGCGGCCGACAGAGCATCGCCTGCCGTGCCTGCCGGCGACCGGTACGAAACGGTGCTCTCCTGCGCCGCGCGGTTCATGGCCGCCGTGCGCTTCTCCGCGATGTCCGCCTCGATTCCGGCGAGCGCTTGTTCAAGTAGCAGCTGGTCGCCCGTGATCTCGTACAGCCGGATCGCCTTCGCGATTTGGTCATCCCGAAGCGCGGCGATTCGCTCCATCTCGGTCATGCCGAGAGACGCCAGCGCGCGAAGCCCGTCTTCTGCGGCGCGCTGCTCCGCGACCGCCGCGGCCGCGTCCTTCGCGGCTTGCGCCTGCTCTGCCTTCAGCTTCGCCGTCGCCGCAGCCGCCGCCGCAGCCGCCGCTTCCTGCTCCGCCGCCGCCTTCGCCGCAGCGGCCCGGCGCTCGTCCGCTTCACGCGTCGCTACCGCGGTTCGTACTACGAACTCGGCCTGTAGCTTGGTCGCCTCCGTCTGCCGGTCGAAATCGGCAAGATTTCTCTCCGCGACCTGGACGCTGCGTCGGTCGCTGCCTCCAGATGCGGCAAGGGTCGCCTTTGCGCGATCCAACTCGGCGACAAGCAGCGCCCGCTGCGCCGCTGCCGCGTCGTCCACGGCCGCGTTATTCCGCTCGATTGCGGCGGTCGTCTCGTCAATCTGACCGGATGCCACCTTGAAAGAACGCTTTACGTCCTCCTGTGTCTGATTCCATTTTTCGTTCGCGGACTGTGCCGCGCTTGCGGCCTCGGCTGCCGCCGCGTTTCGGGACTCGGCCTCCTCCAGCTCTGCATTCAGCACGCCCCACGTGGCGGCAAGCGCGGCGACTGCGACGGCCACGGGGCCGAGGATTGCGACCATCGAGCCCATAGACACGCCAAGCGCCGACGCCGCTTCGGCCGCCACCTCGCCGACGTCTGCCAGGTCCGCCACGGTCCGCGCTGCCTCGGCTGCGCTCCCGTCCACGAGGCCCAGGGCGCCGGCGAGCTTCGCGGCGTTTCCGCCGACGCGACCGGCGCGATTCCCGAATTCGTCCACCTCGTCGCCGGCCCGCTTGGTAGCCACTGCCATGCTGTCTGTTGCAGACTCGGCCTTCTTTGCCGACTCTGCTACGTGGTCCACCTCTTTCGCGGCAGCCTTGATCTCCGGCGTCCCCTCCGTCCGGAGCTTCAGCAGGTATTCAGCGACGCCTTCAGCCATGGCCTACAGGCTCCCCAGGACCACGGCGGGCCATACGATCCCGCCCGCCCCGTTGATCTCCGATACGCGACGATCGCTCAAGGCCTGCGCCGCGTCGAGGCATTCGAGCGCGAGCCCGAGCCGGCGCGGGCTCCACGTCAGGACCGTTTCGGGGTCCGTCCCGTACCGGCTAGCGAGCAGGTGGAGCGTCACCAACTGCGCCTCCGAGAAAGCTGGCGATTACGTCGGCCGCCCGCCCCCCGTCAGTGGAGAGCGTCAGGATCTCGGTGTAGAGTTGCCGCGCGTGGCCCGGGATCAGGTGCTCCACCCATACCGCGCCCGCCTCGGCGTCCTCGTCCTCGCGCTTCGCGACAATCCGCAGCGGCTCCCAGGTCGCGCCGCCGTCCAGCGACCCATGCGTCACGCCGACCGACACAACCGTCAGAGTGAACCTCTGCACGTCCGCGATGGGCGGAGGCGGCGCGTACGGGTCGGCGGGGCGCGCCGCGAGGAGGGTAGCACTCCCGGCCTCGACGAGCTCCATCGACGTGAGCCGGCGGAGCCGGTACGTGACCGGGCCGAGCGTGACGTCCTGCGTCGAGGTCTGCTCCGAGGCGGCGATGAGAGCGGCGCCGAGGCGCATGCGTACTCCTGTCAGGCGGCGGTTGCGGTGGCCTGGGTGTTGACGACTACGAACCTCACGCCGTAGTCGGTTCCGTCGTCCTGGGCGCGGAAGAGCGTCGTCTCTGCGATAACGTCCGTACTCGTGACGGGCGAGTCGTTTTCGGCGACGTACGCATTCTGTACCGTGATGGTCATGCTCCGCGAAGCCGACGCGGAGAAGGCCAGGACCAGGTCACTTTCGGTGTCGGCGGTATGGCCGTTGATCAGGGCGTCCGAGGTCCAATCGGTGACCAGTCGGAACGTAATTTCCTGGTCGTCGCTGGATCCGGGGTCCGCGGTGTACAGCGACGACAGGGTATCGCCGACGAGGTAGCGGCGCGACAGCCGGTTGTCGATGGTCAACTCGGCCGAGCGCCACAGGTACGATGCGGCGTTCCACGTCACGGCCTGCCCCTGGAAGTGGCGGATCTCGGTCGCCGCCGACGCGGCGTAGCTTGGCGTTCCCGCCGACACGCGACCGCCGCTCGACTGCGCGATCAGGTCCAACGTCACGCGGACGAGCCCGCCGGCCTCACAGCGGAGGACGAGGCGCGAGATACGGGCCCCGGCGAACACCTCGGCGGTTCCGTTCCCCTTCACCTCCTCCACCGTGAGCCCGCCGGTCGGCTTGGTCGGGCCGACGAGGTAGGTATGGGTATAGGGCGAGGCGCCGCCGGTCGTCGTGGGCGTACCCCACAAGGCGTGCTTGAGGAGCAGGCCAACACCCTCGTACGTCCCGATCAGATCGATCGTCCCGCCGTGCTCGATGCTCACGTCGAAGTGCCTCTGCGCCGCGCGCGCGTTCGGCGTGTGCCCGCCGATCACAGGGATCTTCGCCTTGGTGTACCGAGTCCGGATATTGCCTGACACGGCCCGGAACCAGTGCGTACGGGAGACGGCGGTCCCGTAGGTGGTCTCCTCGGCGAATCCATAGGCGAGACCGCGAGCGCCAGAATAGATGGGCATGGCTACTGCTCCGATACGTTTTGGACGCGGATAAGCGACCGATGTTCAAGGGTTCTTGCCTGCGTCGTCTTGACGCGACAGACGATGGTGTATGACGTACCGCTCGACCCCGCCGCGACGTACACCGCCACGCCACCGTCGAGCAGTCGGCACTTGGACAGGTCCCACGCCCCCGACACGCCCGCCCCTCCGGACTGGACCTGTGCAAGCGTCAGCTCGTCCACCTCCTCCCACAAGAGACGACCGGCGTACGGGTCTTGCCGCTGCAAGAGCAAGGCGCCGAAGTCCACGAAAACGTAGGTCTCTTCGGCGGACATCTTCGCGAACGTATCGATCGGCTTCGTGTCACCCGGTCGCTGCGGCCGTGCGATGGTCGCCCGCTGGCTCGGCGTGCCCAGGAAGGGGCGCCCGATCAGGAGCGAGCCCGACACGAACGAGGACACGAGGTCGGACGGGGTCCCCGCCCCGCTGTATCCGACGTAAACGAAAACGCATTTGACGATCGCGGCGGACACCGTGAGATTGTCCACGTGGATCGTCAGGATGTTGCTCGCGTACGTGAACGTCGACCGCTTGTACGTCAGCAGGGTAGTCCCGTCGGAGTCCGTGACGCGGAGGTCGGCGCCGTCGCTCCGGATGGCGGACCAAAACACGGCGTCGGTCGGGTCGATGGTGATGGCCACGTCCGACGCGCCGCCCGCATGCGACGAGCCGTCTACCGCGATGGAGCGGCGGATGCGCCAGTCGGACGAGTACCAGCTCACCTATACCCCCACGGCGGACGACGCATGCCAGTATACTACCACCTCGGCGTATACCCCCGCCGTGTTTGGGAGACCCTGCGCGCTGCCGTCGAACGTCCCGGCCCGCACGATGAGGTCAATGACCAGTCCGCCGAGAGTGCGGTCGGCCTCAAGCGCTTGGCACAGGTCATCGAGGAGGTCGGCCCCCGCCGCCTGCCGGTCGCCCGTCGAGTCGTTGGCGGTCGGTGCGAACGCCATCAGGTCTACTACCAGCTCTCGGCGGTAGCGGCCGACCTGCGGCCCGTGGTCGCTCGTGAGCTGCCCCAGCGCGAGCATAGCAAACGGGGGCGTGGGCTCCGTCCCGCGCGTAGGACGGCCGAGGATCCGCTTGGCGGATGGCGACAGGTCATAGGTGTAGGTGCCCGTCCCCGTGGCGCTCGCAAGCGCCGTACGGACCGCGGTCAGGACGTCACTCGTGGTGCTACTCGGCACGAAGCGCCCCCTCTGCCGCGGCGCGGAGGCGATCGGCGAACCCCTCTTGCGAGGCGGCGAACCCATCGCGAAGGAAATATTTTGGCCGGATGGTCACACGCGGCACGAGGCGGAACCATACCTCCGAGCGCGCGCCCGTCCCTTTCTTGCCGCGGCCCGCGATGTCACGCACGAGCAGTCCCGCGTTGCCGTTGTGGATCGGCTGGAAGCGCAGGCCTGGCACCTCGCGAGGCGAGGCGTACCGCGCCTCTCCGGACGGCTTCAGCGCAGGACCCACGGGGATCGCGAGGAACCGGCCCCGCTTCGGCCGGATGGTGGCGCCCCTCTCCTGCGCGCGCCCGTACCGCACCTCCCCTCCCCCTTTGGAGAGCCCGCCGCCGCGGAGCCGGAATCCGAACCCATCGGGCGTCTCGTCCACCTCTCCGGAGATCGTCCGGGCGAGCCGTCCGGTGCGGCGCCGAAGCCGCTCGTCGTAGAACCCAATCGCCGCGCTCTCCGCCCGGAGCGCGGTTGACAGAATCTCGCGCATCAGTGCCGGGCGTAGCCGCTCCTCGAACGCATGCAGCGCCCCGGCGAACACCTCTAGCTCTTGCGTTGTCACGACATAGGTCCGGGCAGCACGTCCCC